TCATGACGTCCGGGAGATCGCACCATCGAGTGCCTCCGCCGCCGCGGTATGTACCCGGCCTCGACCGTAATAGACATCCTGCGTCATCGACACCTGCGCGTGCCCGAGTTGGTCGGCTGCCTGCCTCGCGGACAGTCCCTCGTCGTCGAGGATCGTCGCCACCGACTTCCGGAACGTGTGAGTGGTCACCCACTCCAAGTCGAGTGCTGTGCGGATCTGACGCCACCGACGCTGCACCGTCTCGGGGTCCAGGATCGTGCCGGCCCGCGACTCGAACACATACGTCGAGTCTTGACGCCGACGCTTGAGCATGTCGACGGCGAACTGTGGGAGCGGCAGTACACGTCCGTCGCCGGCCTCGGACTTGGTGAGATCCTGGCGCACCAAACCTTGTCCGCGGATGCGGACGATCTGCCCGGTCACGGATGCGGTCTTGGCGTCGAGGTCGATGTCCTCGTTGATGCGGATAGCGAGGAGCTCGCTGATGCGGCAGCCGGTGGCGGCGAACAGTGTGATGATGTCGGCCATGTCGTTGGAGGCGCAGAATTCGGCGACGGTCGGGATATGGGTTTCTGCTGTCTTCTGCCCGCGGTCGATCTGGTACTTCGAGAGCACGACGGGGCATGGCACCTTCGAGGTCCTGAGATCTCGAAGAAGCTGTGCCAACGATTCCGCGTCGAGGGATTGAGCTTGTTTCTTCCGTTTCCCTTCGATCGAGGACAACTCTCGGATCGGGTTGATGTCGATGGCTTTGAACCGGACCGCGATCTTGAACATGCCGAGCAGGATGGTGCGGTTCTTCCGTGCTGTGGGGACGCCTCGTTGGTTGGCTACGTCTTGGATGAAGGTGTCCAGCGCTTGGGTGGTGACTTCGCGGATGTGAAGGTCACCGAAGCGGGTGAGGATCGCTTTGGATTGGCGGTCGTAGTCGCGGAGGGTGTTGTGGGATCGGCCTTGGGTGAGGAGTTGTTTCCAGAATTCGGTCCAGAGTTGGTGGATGGTGCTGGTGGCGTTCAGTCGGCTGTTGTGGTCGATGTGTCGGTTCTTGAGCTGTCGGTGAGTGTGCGTTCGGCGACGGCGCCGGTTCGGTCTCGGGTGTTGGGTGGGGTGGTTTTGGTGACGTGGCGGCGTTTGCCGTCTTCGTCGCGTACCCAGCAGGATGCGACCCAGCGTCCGTCGTCGAGTTGCCGGCGGCTGATCTTTCCGTGTTCACCGACAGGTAGTCGGGGCCGAGGCATCAGTTTCCGCCAGTGACGTTTCGGTTGATGACGCTGACCATGATGCAGTCGGATACAGCAGATCCGAACTCGTCGCCTGCGCTGATGTCGAGCAGCTTTCGTCCGTCAGGTAGAGCCGTGCGCCTGCGTGCGTCACTTGATAGCGAGAAGAGCATTCCATCGCTTTGCGCCCATATGTCAGCGCTCGACACTCGGGTGCCTGCTGAGTCCATAATGTTTGCGCCGATGTAGGCGACATCTTTGCGGCCGTAGACCATGAACACATCTTCAAGGTGCCTGTCGGCTTCGATGAAGGACGCATCGATCTGGTCAATTATCGACTGCGCCGGCGTCTTGCATGCGGCTGGCAGCGGCTTCGATGTTTGCGCAGCGACAGGCAGAGTGGTCGAAGTTGGCACTGCGGATGTCTTTAGCGGGGTCGTCGCAGCACCAGCGGTTGTCGTTCGGGCCGTTGTGGTAGTGCGAGCTGCCTGCGTCGTGGTTGTTTCGGCTGCTGCGGTTTCAGTGTCGTCGCTGCTGAAGTCGATGCTCTTGAAGATGGCGATACTCGCGACCGCAGCGATGATGATGCCAATGGCGACGAGCTGACGCTTTCGATCCTTCTTCTGCTCGGGCGTTTCCAGTGTCGGGGTCTGCGCGGCGGGCATGGGTTGTGTCGCGCTGGTCCATTGCTGCCCGTCCCAGTAGCGGAGCTGCTTATTGTCTTCGGGGTCGGGATGCCATCCGGCGGGGGGAGTGCTCATTGTGTGGGCCTTTCAGTTGGTGGATGCGATGCGTCGTTGGATGTATGCGTGTTCTTCGGGAGTGAGGCGCTCTAGCCGTGTCTTCAATACGGGCAGGGTGACCCACAATGCTTCGGCGGTGTTGTCGTCGATGCGTTGGTCGTTCTCGATGAGTGCTGGCGCGAGTTGTTCCACGGTGATGAGGAGTTGGGCGGTTCGGAGTTCGATGGCGCGTTCTTCGAAGATGGCGGTTCGTGCGTCGAGTGGCATCGGACCGGATTCGACGTGGCACAGCTCATGGGTGAGCCCTACGCGGCGTTCTCGTTGGTTGCAGGTGCGGTCGAGTTGGATTCCGTTGTGGGTCCATCGGCCGACGCATCCGATTCGTCCGAGGTCCACGAAGTCGACTTTGAGGTGTGGGTGGTGGGTTCTGAGGTAGTGCCACGGGTTGAAGCGCGTCATGGTTGTGGAGTGTGAGGTAAACCACCGACAAAGAGTGGACTATGCGCCGCCATCTGGGGCCTCACCTTGTGTTTCGTCTTCCGGCTGAACCTCTGTCCGGAGTCGGTAGTTGTGCTCTGTTTCGCCGGCCATGCGAGCGAGTTCGTATCGATCTTGTGTGTTGTCGTCAACGGTCTCGGGTTGATTGACTGTAATCAACCGTGCCGCATTGACTCCCATCCTGCGCAGGACTTGTCGCACAACTTCTTCGTCGCTGAGAAGGTCTGGATCGGTCAGGGTGACAGGTCCGTGAACTTCGTCTGGGCGGATGAAGCCTGCTGCCACCATCGCTTCGATGATGTTTGCGTTGAGGGCATCAACGGTGGCGCGCAGCTTGTCTTGGCTGGGCAGGTGTTCGCCGCTGAGCCAACGTGAGATGACGGATGGGGAGTATCCGGCGGCTTGTGCGAGCCGGGTTGCATCCCAGTTCTTTTCTTCCATTTTGACTCTGAGGAAGTCGCTCCAACTTGACATGTGAGCAGCGTAATCCGTGCGTGAACGGACTTATTAGCGTTGCGTCAACGCAACGGGTGCGCAACCGAATTCGCTTGATGTCATTTCGCAGCTCGGGGGCTGCTTCCTGCCTATGGGTGCAAAGTAGCAATCGGTAGAGAATTGCGTCATTTGTAGGTGTTGCGTCAACGCAACAGGACGTGTACTTTGAAGTGTGTCAACGCAATGCGTTGAACCACCGCAAAGGAGCTTCCTGTGGCAGCAAAAGGATTCGAACTAAACAGAGCCCGCTTCAACCGCGAACTAGCCAGGCGAGGGCTTCAGCACCCGCCGAAAGGCAAGCTCGCAGGCGAGCCGAAGATCTCTGAACTCGCGCTTCAGATGCGCATGGACAAATCGACTGTCAGTCGCGTCGTGAACGGAACTAACACGTTGGCCGGAGCTGAGTTCGTTCTCAAGCTGATGGCTGCGTGGGAACTGGAATTTCACGATCTCTTCAAGGACACCCCTCCGAAGCCCTGCCGTCTTCAGGCTTCGGAGAAGCGGCTCGCCTCGTCGCAGCGGATGAAGGTTCCGGCATGAAGGCACGAAAAAGCCCGCCCCGGTGCAACGGGACGGGCGAGGCAATCACCAATCGGAAGGAAAAGCGAATGCACGTACACCTTACCCCTGACAGCGTTGGGGAAGCGATAGCGCGGATCGAGGACCTGTTGGAGTTCCATGGCGGTACCCCGATGTGGCGGTACATGTGGAATCACACCATCGATGCGGTTCTGTTCACACATATTGTGTCGACACCTCTGCCTGTTGGCTTGTCTCATCCGGAGGCGGTTTATGGCCCTCATTCCCAGTTGTGGCATGTGACTGTTGCCGAGACGGACTTTGCAGTCGCCTTGGTCACGTTGGGGGACAAGGTCGCTGAGGCTGTCAACTTCAAGGCGGCGTCATGACTGCCCTGACTGGCTTCCAGCTTCCTGAACCGCTTGCTCCTGGCACGGCGGAGTGGTGGACGAAGTACTCGGCGTCGAAGGTCGCAGCGATCTGCGGGTTGTCGAAGTGGGACACCGAACGATCGATCTACGACGGCATCACAGGCGTAGTGCCGCCGCAGCCGCAAACGGATGTGCAGGGCCGCGGGCATGAGTTCGAGCCGCTGATCCGTGGTTGGTTCTCGAACATGCATCTCGATTGGACGATCGAGGAAACGTCGACATGGCAGCACAGTCTTCGTGATTGGCAGACAGCGGATCCGGACGGGATTGTCACGTTGCCTGACGGCACGGTCGAACTGTTGGAGATCAAGACAGCGACGACATTCACTCGTGGGGTAATGAGGTTCCGATCGGTTATCTGGTGCAGGTGATGTGGCAGATGGATGTGATCGGTGCTCGCCGTACGCATCTCGCGGCGTGTGGTCCGTTTGAACTTTTCCATCGTCGCCCGAAGGTGTTTGTCATCGACTATGACGCTCGGGATGCGGCGGTGCTGCGGGAGCGGGTGTTGAAGTTCCAGGCGCGTGTTGAGGCTGGCGATCAGCCGGCGGCGGATCATTCGCGTGATTGTGATCGGTTGTCGGTTCGGTATGCGGAGACGTCGATTGTTGATGATCCGGGTGTGGATGTTCCGGCGGAGATCGCGGTGCCGTATTTGGAGGCGTTTGCGGCGGAAGCTGCTGTGGCGCTGGAGAAGAAGCGGACCGGGTCGGTGTTGTTGGAGTTTCTGGGTTCGTCGAAGAAGGCGACGTTCAACGGTCACACGATCGCGTCGCGTGTCAATAGCAAGGGTGCGCCGTCTATCCGCGCCACGTCTGGCCTCGCGGAGAAGGCCCCCGAAATCTTGAATCCTCGAAAGGCAGCGGCATGACCGAGATCGCAGTACGAAACGAAAACACGCTCGCCGAGATGATGGAGTGGTCGAAGGCAATGTCGACGGGGGACATGCTTCCCCGCCAGTACCGCGGCAATCCCGCCAACTTGATGTTCGCGTGCGAATACGCAGACGCTTTGGGGATCCCGCGCATCAACGCGCTCACGTCCATCCACGTCATCGACGGCAGGCCCACAGCATCAGCCGATCTGATCGCGTCACTCGTCCGCAAGGCCGGTCACAAGCTCCGTGTCGAAGGTGATGACACGTACGCGGAGGCGACGATCATCCGCGCCGATGACCCGGACTATGTGCCGAAGCCCGTTCGCTGGGATGAGGCGAAGGCCCGCAAGGCCGGTAAGTGGGCGAGCAAGGGTCCGTGGACGAACTACCCGGCCGCGATGCTGCGGTCTCGGGCGATCACCGAGGCTGCGCGCATGTGGGCTTCTGATGCTCTGTATGGCGTGATCTACACGGCTGAGGAGTTGGGCGGCACGATCGATGAGGATGGTGCGCCTGTTGCGGCGAGGCAGCAGCAGCGCCCGCAGGTTGTGTCGTCGCGGCCTCGTTCGATAGCTGAGGCGTTGGGGGAGCCGGAGGACGCCGAGGTCGTGTCGGTGGACGTGGATTCTTTGCTTGCGGCGATTGAGGCTGCTGAGTCGAAGGATGTGTTGCGGGAGCTGTGGAAGCAGACTGCGACGTTGCCGGCGCAGGAGAAGGACGACATTCAGGCGTTGATCATGGGGCGCATTCAGGGGATATCGGAGGCGGAGTCTGCGGACGAGACAGCTGCGGAGCCTGAGCAGTTGCCGTTGGATGCGGAGCCTGTTGACGCGGAGACGGTGGAAGAGCAGGTGGCGTCATGAGCATCTACTTCCGCGATACGTGCACGTGCAGTGGTCCGGTGCCGGGATGGAACCAGCACGAAGCGTGGTGCGGCACTCGTGAGGACCGTGGTAGTCCGTACAACCGTTGGTCGCATCCGGACGCGAACCTCCCCACCGAAACCCCGAAGGCGCAGCATGAGTATCTGCACATCATGCCTTCGCGGGAATCACCAGCACGATAAATGGGGTCCGAATGCCCCTGAGGTGCGGCGCGGGGATCAGTTCGTTGGCAACGACGCTGGATGCCCCAATCTTGCCGATGACCGCGACTGCAAATGCAACGTCGTAGTTTATGCCCCGCATCAGCCAATGCCGCATTGCTCAACCTGCCGATGTGGCGGTGCGCGATGAGCCAAAACGTATTTCGCGTCATCGTCGACAAGTGGCCCACGCCGGATGGGATGCCATTCGACGAGCAGGACATCGATTGGTGTGAGCGCCCGGACTGGATGCCCGAGACTGCGCCACTCGATGAGTGGTACCGATCCGGTGGACATCACTACCAGGATGGTCGCGACATGGGACCGGACTGGGAAGAGACGATCGCCCCGTCCTGGCGGCGCTGGAAGTGGTGGTCGAAATCGAGTGCCTACAAACGTGTTCGAGAACTGAAGTTGTACGGCGTGAAAGCGCACATCGAGACGGGAACGGTGAACTGGAAATGACTTCTGCTGGTGAGCAGCTCAGGTTGGACGGTCTGGCTGACGTATCCCCAGACTTGACAGTCGACGTGAAGTGCGAGCAAGAAGTCGCTGCCACATTCAGTTTGCTCGTAAAGTCCGGGCACGCATTCCACGCCGAAACACTGCGCAACGCCGTCTCACCCGACGCAAAAGGGTGGATGGAACGCAACCCCGCCAAGATCGGCAACCTCTTCCGCATTGCATCTGGGAACGGCCACATCAAACGCGTAGCCGACGCCATCCCTAAACGACGTCAACGCCACGGCAACCACAACGGACTCTGGAAAGGCCCAGCATGAGCACGAAAACAGTCGACATCCTGCAACTCGCAGAACTGATGCACTGCGACAAGCAAACCATTCTCAACAACCGCAAAACTCACCCCCTCTACCGCAAAGGATTCAAAAACGGTGGAGGGCGAAGCAGCAAGCTGCTGTGGTTCCAAGACGACATTGACGACTACTTCGAAAGCAAACGCGAAGAGATCCGCAACAGCGAAGCTGAACTGTCATCGGCGGACCAGTGAACCGGCCCGCGATGCTGCGGGCCACCATCTGCACGCCCTGGGGCTACTACGCCCCAGGGATGCAGGTCTCAGCCGTCCGCATCGAAGGCCCCACAGTAACCATCTGCCTCGACAACAATCACCACCCGGCCGGCGTCTGCCACTTCGTACGAGTGCCGCATTCGCAGGTCACCATCGCACACGACAGACAATCCCAGGCGGCATAAATGGCACCGAGGAAAGACACGCGCCCCTACATCAAGGTGACCCTCGACATGCCAGACCACCCGAAGTATGCGGGGCTCACTCGTGCGCAAAAGTTCCTTGTCATCGAAGGCTGGATCCACTGCGCAAAGTACAAAACCGATGGGCACATGGACATCCACGTCTGGCGCAAATTCGGAACGAAAAAGGATCGGATTCTGTTCGAGCAAGTCGGAATCGTGAAAATGGATTCTGACGAAGCCGGTGCAAATTTTGTTGACTACTTGGAGCACCAAACGAGCCGCGCCGAGCAGGAAGCGAAGCAGGATCAGGCCAGGTCAGCAGGCAAAAAGGGTGGCGCAGCGAAAGCCGCGAAGACCAGCGAAACCAGTAGCGAACCTGTAGCGGAACGCTACCGGCCCGCTAGCGTTCCGCTTAGCGGATCTCTAGCAGAAGAAGAAGTAGAAGAAAGAAAAGAACCTACTTACGTAGGTTCTTCTACTCACCTAAGTGACGCGCAAGCAAGACCGCGGGGAGTGCGCGCAATCGCGGATCATCTCAACGGGACAGCGCACTCCGCGCAGGCTCACGTCATCGCCAAGGCGTACTCGGATTCCTGCCCGTCGCCCGTCCCAGGTGATTTGATTTCGAAGATCGCGCAAGCTGTCGACGGATGCCTCAAGTCGGGGGTGAGTCGGGAGCAGATCGAAGCAGGGATCCAGGACTGGGCAGCGTCACCGATGACAGCGGCGTCGATGATTCCCGGATTCGTTCACAAAGCTGCTAACCGACCTGCTGCACCATCTGACAGCGGAATCGGGAAGGCGACCAAAAAAGCGATGGGATGGGCCGACATGGGCAACCAACTCGCCCAACGGCAAGCCGAAGGCCTCAACTCGTCAACACCGAAAGGCATCACCGCATGAATCTGATCGAAGCGACACCTCAACAACTTTCGGACACTGGCTTGATCATCGGCCTAGCGGCATTGTTTGACAACCGATTCAGCGAAGCCGATATCGGGCGTGGAGGTGCGTGGGCGGAGGCTCTCGCCCCGTACAACCTCGAACTCCCGGATGCTCTCAATGCCGTGACTGTGCACTACCGCAACGAACCATTGCGGATGATCATGCCGGCGGACGTTATCCGGATTGCACGTGAGATTCGGATCGACCGGGCGCAGCGCGAACCTGCCGTGGATCGGGAGCTGCGGCAATTGCAGCACGACGTGAAGCACGGTTTGGTTCAGGGTGATGCGCAGCTGGGAGGCTTACCGATCGGCGGTGCAGACGGGAAACCTGTTCCCGGCGCGTATGCGGTGAACAACGCGATTGAGCATGTGTGCCCGTTGTGCGGGGCGGATGAGTACCAGGCGTGCACGAACAAGGTTTCCGGGGTGGAGCGGAAGATGCCGTGCCTGCCGAGGTTGAAGATCGAAGCTGAACCGAACCCGAAGTACGCAAAATGAGAATCGGCGCTGAGAACGATTCTGCCGCGTCCAGGATGCCGGTTGGGGTGGATGCTCGCGATTCGACCCGTTCGTGTGCAGGTGACTCAATCAGCCACCCGGAATCGGATCAGGTTCACGCCTTGCGTGGACGCATGCAGATGCGTGAGCGGAACCGAGAAAGTGAGCACACGGTATTGCGTGAACGCACGCAACTCGCTAAGTTTGAAGTCAGCCCGGTGCAACGGGCTCAAATCGGAAGGAATGTCATGACTGTTCTCGCTTTTCGTTCGCGTGGCCGGCACCGCACAGGTGTTCCCGCGCTTCAACTCATCGCCTCTGCCCGCACTGTGAATGCTCCGGTGTGCGGCAACTGCACCTCCATCAACCTCAGCGCACACACGGATCCCGGGTTCGGTGACTACTTCGTGTGCGAAGACTGCATGACGCAACTCGACACAGACGGCGGTCGGATATGAAAACCCTTGCGCAGCATTGCGACCGGCTCGAATCCCTCGCACTCATGGACGACCTGACAGACCGGCACGAACGGTTGGAGCGCCGCAAACGGTGGCGCGGACGCATCTACACCGGAACCGTCTTCACCGGACTCTGCGCCACCTTCGCCTACACCCTCACCGCCTATCTGAACGGAGCCGCACTGTGAGCGGATACCAGTCACTCGCCGACCTCATCGCAGACCACGCAGGCCAAGACCTCAACGCCAACCAAATCGAAGGCCTCGCGAACGCCATCATCACCGAATGGATGCCCGCCGAAGCCGAAGCGGTAATCGAGGCGAAGCAGCAGGCCGAGAAACAGAAGAAGCAGCTCGAGAAAGTCCGCACCGGCAACCAGCAGGCCATCATGACCTCAGACGCCAGCAACATCAGCGAACGAGACTTCAGCAAAATTGTGGGCGGCTTCTGATGGCAACCCTTACCGCTAAAGAGACGGATCGCCTGAACCGCCTACGTGATCGCGCCGCATACCTCACCGAGCGCACAAAGTTCCGAACTGACGGATACCTCAAAGGTGAACTGTCCGCACTCAACTGGGCGATCCAGTTCATCGAGGAAGCCGAGGACGCATGAACTATTTCGATGATGACCCCCTCACCGATCCTGTCCTGCTGGACCGCTGGGAAGACAACGACGCATGGGACCGAGCCTACGAGGAAGCCACAGGGAAATGATCGCAACCAGCCTCTCCACCCAAACCTGCACCACCGGCTTGTGCGGACAATGCGGACCCTGCCGCCGCGAAATGCGCGAAGCCGACCGATTGATGATCCCGAAAGTTCAAGCACCAATCGAACTCTCACCCACCGTCCAACAACTCCTAGCCGAACCCCGACGCGAGCGCGAACACCGCACCCGACGCCCCACACCCAAAGTCACAAACCGGCGCACCACCCCACCCCGCCGACCCACACCACTACCCCCAACAACACCCACCCCACCCCACATCGAACCCTGCACCCAATGCCACCAACCCCGCGGACTCACCCGCGGCCGCATCGACGGCGTAGGAACCCTCTGCACCGTCTGCTACGACCGACCAAACCTCCAACACATCATCGACACCATCACCGCCACACCCATACGCACCAAAGCACAAAACACCGCAATATCCCGCGCCCGCCTCCGCATCAAACGCATCACACACAACGGGCGCCCCTACCACCCCAACGCGCCACACGGCACCGACAACAGCTACATCTGCTACCAATGCCGCTGCGAACCCTGCACCCAAGCGCACGCCGAACTCGACAAAGCACGCCGATGACCCACACCCTCACCATCATCGACACCCACCACCCCGGCCGGCCACCGCTCACCATGAACGAATACGAGCGCGCCCACTACCGCAAACAAACAGCCGCGAAACGCCGCATCCAATGGCAAATCAAAGCCGCACTCCAAACCACACCCATCCCCACCCTCAACCAGGCGACAGTCAGCATCATCCAATACGCGCCCAACAAGATTCGCCGCGACGTAGACGGACTCGGAGCCTTCCGCAAAGCCATGCTCGACGCCCTCGTCATGAACAAAGTGTTCCCAGATGACAACACCCATCACGTCATCGACGGCGGCAACACCATCCTCCTGGACCGCGACAACCCGCGCATCGAGATTCGAATCGAGCCCACACCATGACCGACAAAGAGCTAGGCACTGCCGCTGGCGAGATCTTCACGAAAGCCTTCACCCTCGGCTACGAAACCGGCCGTCTCATCCCCGACGGCGGTATGGCACTCACCGCCGAACAGGTGGAAGACGTGCGGACGGTGGCGAACTGCGCGCTGCAATACGGCAACATCGCGAGCCGGGAAGCCGCAGACCGTCTCCGCGCCCTGTTCCCGGCAACCGAACCCGCCGAGGAAGTGAAGCCGGTCAAGTTCCGGAAGATGACCGCGAAGTACGCCACAGCAAACTTCGGATTCCCTGACGTGACCGATCCGTTTACGCGCTGGGCTTACAAGGATTCAGACGGTGACAAGTGGGCATGGAACGGCGACCAATGGGAGCTGCACATTGTTCCTCCTAGTCCTGCCGAACCCGCCGAGGAGCGCCGCAGCTTCCCAACGATCCAGGACGTACCGAACAACACCCTGTTTCACACACACGGCGGCAACGGGTCGAGTCTCTTCGTACGCAACCAGTCCGGGGACCTGCGACTGTGCCTGAACGCTGGCCCGGAGTGGTCGAAGTTACTGCGGGATGAGGACTTCCTGCCGTCCTCCGGCCCTTACGTGGAGGTTCCATGGTCGAAGTTCCCGCAACCCCCAGCTGACCCATTCGCTCAGCCCGCCCCTGCCGAACCCGCCGAGGAGGAGACGACAGCGGACCCATGGACTGTCCAACTCCCCGAGGGTATGACGATGGAGCAGTGGATTGAGAGCCTGCCGGATGAGGCTCCTGGTCTGCTCGCAGCTGTCCGTGAGGTCCGTGAGCGACTGGGGATCTCCTCGCCGGTTGTCCCTGCCCCCACCGAAACCGGACCGTGGCAGCGGATCGAAGACGTACCGGAATCCGTTGGCCGACTGACCGATCGTGATGGCGACGATTGGGAATGGGATGGCGACAACTGGGTCACTCCCAACGCGGCGATCCTCCCGACCACGTACATCAACCGGAACTTCGCCCCGTTCGTTGCGGCCGAGGAGGGGGACGCGTGAACCCTCGACTCCTCGACCTGTTCAGTTGCGCCGGTGGCGCTGCCCGCGGATACCAAAACGCCGGCTTCCACGTCACAGGCGTCGACATCAACCCCCAACCCAACTACGCCGGAGATGCCTTTGTCCAAGGTGACGCACTCGAATACCTCGCCGCACACGGACACGAATACGACGCCGTACACGGTTCCCCGCCATGCCAGGCATCATGCACCCTCATCAAAGGCAACCAGAAAGCAACCGCCGGCAACCACATCAACCTGATCCCCGCCACACGTGCAGCGTTCGCGGAACTCGCGGTGCCGACGATCATCGAAAACGTCCAAGGCTCAGACCTCCGGCGCGACCTCACCCTGTGCGGGGAAATGTTCGGTCTCGGCGTGATCCGGCACCGCTACTTCGAGGTCACTGGTTTCGAGGTCACACAACCGGAGCATCGGAAGCACCGCGGAAGGGTCCGGGGCTGGAGGCATGGGACCTATTACGACGGACCATATGTCGCCCCCTACGGCAAGGGTGGCGGCAAGGGGACACTCGACGAATGGCGTGAGGCAATGGAGGTTCCGTGGATGGAAACTCATCAGGAGATCACTGAATGCATCCCCCCAAAATTCACCGAACTCATCGGACGTCAGTTGATGGCTCAGCTTGTGGGGGTGTCCTCGTGACTGGGGTGGATGTTGAGTACACGAAAGCCGAGTGGATCGCGAACCGTGCTGGCGACCTGATGGACAACTCAGGATGCACCCTCGAAACCGCCTACGAGGACGCTACGGAGCATTGGGACGAGTACGTCGATACCGAGTGGCTACCCGCCCTGGTTGCGGCTGTCGAGCGAGTCCAAGCACTGCACACGCCCGACGAGTTCGGGATGTGCGAAGGCTGCGGAGACAACGAACACGGATACGCCATCGTCCCTCACCCCTGCCCCACAATCCGAGAATTGGAAATCAAATGAGCACCGTGACGATCCCCGATCCTGACTCGCCCGAGTTCAAAGCCGCGATCCGGCCGGTGTGTGACGAGCAGTCCTGGATCTACGCAATGTCCCGCAGTGAATGCGAATACGTCATCAGCCAAGGCGTCAAAGCCGCCATCAAAAGCCTGGAGGAATCATGAGCGACAACCGAACCCGAGCCAGCTATCTCGCAGCCCAGCTGGAAGTGATCAACACAGAAAAGCGGCTGATCTTCGAAGCGTTCGGCGACAGTCTCACCCCTGGATCCAATTACACGCCAGAGCAAGCAGCTGAACTGAACCGCCTCGACTTCGAAGCGAAAGCTATTGAAGCCGAACTGAAAACACTGGAGCAGTCATGATCCGCTTCTGGCGTTCGTACGACGGGGATCTGTTTCGCCGATCCATCGCCACCAACCGCATCTACCGCGTCGCCATCATCCGGCGGCTCGTCATTGCATGGGAGAAGAAATGAGCGATCAACTCGACCTACTGCCACTTGCCGAGCCGCGAACCGATATCCGGCTCAAGATCGCGAAGCTGTGGCTGAACGAAATCGCCCACCAGCCGATCGGCCTGCGCGCTGACGACGGCACCAAAGTCCTTGCGCTGTCCGAGCTGACACTGCGCCTCATCGAAGAATCCGGCTACACGAGGCAGGTGGCATCATGACTGTTCCGTTTCCCGGGGACTACCCCAAAGGTTTCGGCACTGGCCCTGGACCCTTCCAGCAATTCCAGACATTCTTCTGCCAGAAATGCGGGGCCGTGGTCATGGTCAAGGCACTTCACAAAGAGTGGCATGACCGGCTCGAACGCAACTTGGGGGTGTTGTCGTGACCGCGCCTGATCCGGACCATCCCGCACGGTTCGGATTCCGGCGACGGTGCGCATGGTGCGGCGTAGTCCTCCGAGGCTGGCAACTGAACCTATGCCGAACCTGCAAAACCTCAGTCAACTACTCACCATCCCCACCATGTGCCCACGCCAGCCGATGGGATTCAGCACCAGACACATTCACAACACGGAGGCAACGATGACTGACGCGCCTGATCCGGGGAAGTCCAGCATCGTCGAACCGACCCGCTTCGGCTTCAAATGGGGGCCACTCGAAGTGGAACGCACCTCAACGTTCCACGGCTCCCACGTCCTCACGATCGCACCCAAGGGGAAACGAAAAAGCAAGCAGGCCATAACTGTCTACGTCTCGAAGGCGGGCCAGTCGGTGCGAGTTTTCAAGAACGGCAAGGAGATGAAGGTGAACGATGATGACTGACGCGCCTGATCCGGGGTTGACAGACCTCATCGCAGCGGCGTTGGTGCGCAGCAGTCCAAACAGCATCGACACGTTCGACATTCTCCCGTACCACCGGCAGGAGGCATGGCGCGTCCGAGCTCACGAAGTGGCGTTGGTGGTGGAGCAGCACACCAACGGGCGGATAGCGGAGCTGGAAGCTGAGAACGTGCGACTGCGAGCGCAAGTGGCGAGCATCGGACACGTCCACCCAGGCACATGCTCACCCGTCGAAACACATCCCGACGACCGCGAAACCCAACTCCGCGACGCACTACAAACCGCGGCCCGCAACGAAATCCTCCGCAACCCAAACAGCGCAACACAATTCAAAACACAAACCAAAACCAACCAAGACCGCATCATCCAGGCCTACAGCGCATGGGTCCTACCCACCATCCTCCCCATCATCAAGGAACACGCCGGTGACCACTGACCTCCTCGAATGGACTCCCGCAGACTCCAAAGCCCTCGACGCCTACGCCCGATCAATCCCCGGCCGGCCACCACTCAAACGAGACCCACACCTCGCCGAACTCCTCGCAACACTCCCAGGGGCAGGCGGACGCATCGGAATCGACATCGGGCAACCCTGCCGAGAATGCGGAACCCCCATGGCGCCCCGAACCCGACGCATCGAAGGCCACACCCCACACGGCGCACGAGGACGCTGCCGACCCTGCCACGACCGCGCACGCCACCGCATCGGAGGACACCGTGACTGAACACTGGTTCATCCCAAAACAGGAACAAGTCGAACTCGACGACGCGCTAGCAGATGCCCCCGACATCTGCGACGACCTCCGAGAAGCCCAAAAACCCCGCATCGCCACCGCCAACTGGAACCCCAAAGTATCTACCGGGGATCGCCCCCAACCCTTGCCGTTCAACGTCGCAGCCCTCGACGCCGCCGACCGACTCGCCATCTGCCTCGAAGGCTGGGCACTGTGGCTAGCTGAAATCCGAAACATCAACCCACCCACCAGCACCATCAAAAGCAACGCAGCATTCCTCCGCCGACACCTACTACTCCTCGCAGCCACCGAAGGCAGCGAAGCCGCACACCACGACATCACTTCGGAAATCCGGCACGCACGCAACGCATCCGGAAGAAGCCACCTCCAACCCATCCCCAAACCCAACCCACAACGCGTCGCCCAAGCACACGCCGAACAACTCAACGCCCGAGGCATCGCCACCCTCGCCAAACACATCGGCGCCCAAGGCCTCACCATCCGACGCATCAAACACCTACGCGAAACCGGAAAAATCGTGCCGGTCCGCTACGCGGACAAACGAACCCCCATCTACCAACTCGGCGACGTACTCAACGCCCACTACGCCACACCCGAACGGAACAGGATCGCAGTATGACAATCGTCGAATTCCTCGAAGAACGAATAGCGGAAGACGAAGAAGCAGCGACGACGCAAGTGATCCAAGCCTTCTACGAAGATGACACGTTTCGTGTCCTCACAGGAGGACCAAACCATTTCACCGAATCAGACCATCGAGCCCTCCGCGAGGTAGACGCCAAGCGGAAGATTGTTGACGGCTACAAGCGGTCGATCCGGGGCATGGGAGGACCAGCAACAGGCCCCAACACTGCTCCGATGCTGGCGGCAACATCAAAAGCGGTATGCGACTCAATACATTCACTCGCCGCCATCTACTCCGATCACCCCGACTACCGCAAGGAATGGGCAACCAACTGAGAATTGCTTGCATGTCTGCAACCTTTGCGGCGATGCAAGTGATACGCTATGCGCGTACGCGACACCTGACAATGACTCAGGTGTCGCGTTTTGTCTTGCTGCACACCGCGCCCACTTCCCCCAGGGCGCCCCTTTTGAGGATTGTGCAGCATCCCCCGGAGCAGTCGCAGCGAGGCACAGCAATGCGCCGTCTGAACTGCGCTCCCGGGGTTCAACTTCAGGAGGCCCAATGATCGAACACATCCGAATCATCTGGGCACTCATCCGATTCTGGATCCTCTAATGCCCAACCGCGACCTACTCATCTGGGCAATCACCGGAATCTGGCGCATGTGGAGGTGGCAGTAATGCCAAGTCTCGAAGACCAACTCGACAAAAACGAATGGGACCTCCAACAAGCACGACGCGCAGGCAACCCAAACGCCATCGACACACTCCTCGATGAGCGCAACATCCTCCTAGCCGACATCCACAACACACGCACAACGAGGTGAACCAACATGGCAACGAACGCACGTTTGGTCACCGCGCCGCGCACGCGAGAAGGATGAGTGGCGACGGCATGGACCGATGAAGAGAGCACACGGCTAACCGAACTTCACGCCGCGGGGAAGTCGCTGCACTTCATCGCTGGCGAGTTGGGGCGTTCGAAGGAAACGGTGTCTCGGTGGGCTGAGAAGCTCGGTCTGTCATTCAGCCGTGAGAAGACCGCGAAGGCTGCTGAAGCTGTGCACGTCGACAACAAAGCCCGACGAGCACGCATCGAGGAACGGTTGTTGGTCAAGTCTGAGGACATGCTCGCTCAACTCGATGAGCCGGCCATCGTGTATTCGTTCGGCGGCCAATTCAATCAGTACGAGCAGCACGAGTTGGACAAGCCGGATCCGGTGGCGCAGAAACACATCGTTCAAGCCCTCGCCACCGCACTCACAGCTGCGAACAAGCTGCACGAGATGAACGCCGGCCAACAAGCCGAGAAGGCTGTATCCGCGCTCGTCCAGATGCAAGGCGCCCTCGAACAATTCGCTGCACAGTACGAAGCCGAACAAGGGGAGTGACCGGGTTGTTGCCATCGAAGCTCGGCACACTGTCCCCGAAGCAAGCCCACAGCATCGGTGCAGCATCAGCGGAAGTGGTCATCTGGCACGGCGCCGTCAGCTCAGGCAAGACGATCGGGTCGCTGTTCAAGCTGTTGATGAAGATCGCTACCGCCCCCACCTCAGGGGAAATCGTCATCATCGGCCGTACCAGGGACACCGTCTACCGCAACATCATGCAAGCCCTCTTGGACCCCGCCCTGTTCGGCGACCTCGTCGACCACATCAGCTACAACCGCGGCGCACCAACAGCACCATCTTCGGCCGCACAGTCCACATCCTCGGCAGCTCAGATGTTCGCGCTGAATCCACCATCCGAGGCATGACCATCTGCATCGCCTACCTCGACGAAGCAACCCTGGTCAGCAAAGAGTTCTTCTCCATGCTCCACAGCCGCCTACGCGTCAAAGGGTATGCGTGCCAACTGTTCGTCACCACCAACCCCGACGCACCACGGCACTGGCTCAAAACCGACTGGATCGACCGCGAACACGACCCCAAACTCAACATCCGCTGCTTCCACTTCGAAATCGAAGACAACCGCGACAACCTCCCCGACGGATACATCGAAACCCGCCAAGCCCAATACTCCGGACTCTGGTACGACCGATTCATCCTCGGCAAATGGACCATGGCAGACGGCGTCATCTACGACTGCTTCGACCCCGCACGCCACGTCGTCGACCAAATACCCGAAATCCAACGCATCATCGCAATGGGCATCGACGACGGCGTCAACCACCCAGCCGCCGGCCTCCTCATCGGACTGGGCATCGACAACAAGCTGTACGCAATGGCCGAATGGGCGCCACCATCAGGCACCCCAGCCGACCGCACCAAATCGTTACGCCGATTCATCAACGAACACGGCAAACCAGAACGATTCTTCGTAGACCCATCAGCAGCCGCATTGAAAATGCAGATGCAACGCGAAGGCTTCGGCATCATCATGAACGCCCACAACTCCCACAAATCGGGCATCGGCGTCGTCTCAGCCCTACTGTCCACCGACCAACTACTCATCAACGGGCCGTTATGCACCAACCTGCTCGGAGAGATCGGTGGCTACGTGTGGGACCGCAAAGCTGCTGAACGAGGCGAAGACGCCCCAGTCAAAGAAGACGATGACTTCTGCGACGCGTGGCGTTACGGCGTGTTCTCGTCGTTCACGTTCTGGCGCAACCACATACCCATCGAAATCACTATCGCCGAGGAGGTAGCCGCATGATCAAAGCTGGCATGGCGTGGCCACCAACTGAACTCGGCAAAGTCGTGGAACGCACCCGAGAATCGCAGGTGTGGTGGGAAGGTGACCCCGCGAAGCTCGACGACTACTACCAAGCAGGGAACCGCACATCCCCGTCTGGGGTGAAGGGTCGACTGTCCGCGGCGTACAACGCGTTCTGGGGGCGACCCGTCAACCAGACGACGACGCCGATCAAGCGGTTGCATGCGCCGATCGCGGGCGATATCCCGAAGCTGTCTGCGTCATGCTTGTTCTCGGAGACGCTCACGATCGTCGACCCCACAGGTGCCACGCAGGAACGCGCTGACCTGATCTTCAACACCCCCACCTTCCACGGTGACCTGTTCACTGCCGGCGAGTCCTGCTCTGCGTTGGGTGGCTCGTATCAGCGGGTGGTGTGGGATGAGGAAGTCGCCGACAACGCGTGGATCGACTTCGTGGACGCTGACAAGGCAATTCCCGAGTACAAGTGGGGCCGGCTCGTCGCGGTCACGTTCTGGTCTGAGCTTGCGAGTTCGGATGAGCGGGACGTGTGGCGTCATCTGGAACGGTACGAGAAGGGCCGCATCGTCCACTCCCTGTACAAGGGGACACCGACGAACCTTGGTAGCGCGATGGACCTGGACGCCCACGAGGACACCGCAGGGATCACCCTCAACGGCTTCGACGACGAGACAGGCGGCTACGTCGACCTCGAAGTCGACGAGCTGGCAGCCCGATACGTCCCCAACGTCCTCCCCAACCCCGAATGGCGGAACCACAACACACTCCGCTACCTCGGCCGCGCAGACATCTCCACCGACACAATCCCACTGCTCCACGAACTCGACCGCATCTACTCCTCACTCGTCCGAGACTTCCGCATCGGCCAAGCCCGCATGTTCGCCTCAGACGACCTCCTCGAAAACCTCGGCGCCGGCAAAGGCATGGCGCTGTCGGAGGATCGGGAAGTGTTTCAGGCAGTCGGTACTGGTGTCGGCTCGACAGGTACCTCGATGTCGATGCTCCAGTTCCATCAGCCCGAGATCCGTGTCCTCGCCCATGATCAGGGCGCGGAGATGCTGATCCGTGAAGTGCTCCGCAAGACCGGCTATTCGCCTGTGTCGTTTGGTATGTCGGATGAGGTTGCTCAGACGGCTACTGAGGCGCAGGGGAAGAAGGAGTGGACGGTCATCACGACCAACGGTAAGGCCCGTTATTGGGGTGCAGCTCTTGCTCCGTTGGCGACGATCTGCCTCCGTATTGATGCTGCCAAGTTCAAAGGTGTTGCCCCGTCTGAGGAGTTGGAGATCGAGTGGCCTGAGTTCGCTCGTGAATCTGATGAGGCGAAGTCGCGGACTGTCTTGAATTGGTCTACGTCGAATGCTGCGTCCACGAGGACGAAGGTCGCGTACCTGAATCAGGACAAGGACGAGCAGTGGATCGACGAGGAAGCCGCGACGATCGATAAGGCTGGCGCGGTTCCTGATCCATCCGGCGGCTTCGGAGGCTTCTAGAGGGGGTAGGCGATGGCGCTCGACCCGTCCGAAGCAGCAGGCCTCCCCGACGAACTGATCAACCTCTACACCGAAGCCGAGTTGGCGTTGATGGCGATGCTCGCTCAGGCGATCGTGGCGGGCATCGACACACCAGAGTGGGAAGCACGGCAGCCGGCGGAGATGTTGCGATTCAAGCAGCAGGCGCAGTTGTTGGCGTTGCAGTTGCAATCCCAGATGCCAGCACTTGTTGAGGGTGCGGTTGCTGGTGCTGCTGAGCGTGGCCGGGAGGCTGCGGACGAGGACTTGAAGGGGTTGCCGAAGCCGCCTCCGGTTCCGCTTGCGACACCGGATCGGGATCGGAAGACTCGGGCCGCTATCTACGCAGGGCAGCAGGTTTTGTCGCAGGTGACTGCTCGGATTCCGGGTGCTGCGGGGGAGTTGCATTCGCAGGTGACAACGCAGATCATCGCGAGGTCATCGGGTGTCCGATCGGGTACGCGCCTGGATGCGGCACAGCAAGCCCTCGACATCCTCACCAAGCGCGGAGTGACCGGATTCCGGGATGCTGCCGGCCGCAACTGGTCCCTCACCTCCTACATCGAGATGAAATCCCGGACCATCGTCAACCAAGAGCTGATCGATGGGCACACGGATCGGATGTTGGAGCGCGGCCAAAACCTGATCGTCGTGTCCTCGCACAGCAATCCGGCACCCCAGTGTCAGCCGTACGAGGGGCAAGTCCTCTCACTCGATGGTGAGACCGGGACAGTAGTTCGACCGAACGCAACCGGCGGCCGTGCAGTCAAGGTGAAGATCAAAGCCACACTGCGGGAAGCCCGCTCGAACGGCTTCCAACACCCGAACGCGGTACTGGAAGGGTCAACCTTTGCTACCTACGGACAGCCGGTTGAGGTAGTCCGCTCCCGCTACTCCGGCCCTGCGGTAACGCTCAGCACGGGGTATGGCGAGACGACCATCGGATTTAATCATCCGGTAATGACCGTGCGTGGATTGATCCCTGCGCACGATTTGAAGGAAGGTGACCAGCTCGTCTACGACCTTCGGTGCGTCAACGGTTCGGGCTTCCCCGCCTTGGATGACAACTTCAACGAGATTCCACTCGTCGAGGACGCGTACAAGACGCTCGAACTTGCCAGCGGCTATGCGCGCATTCCCTCCACCCGTCACGACCTCCACGGCGACGCGAGATTCGGGGAGGGTGAAATCGAGGTTGTACGGCCCGAACGCGGTTTGCTGCCGGTACTCGATACCTCGCTTGATGAACTCCTCAGCCAGGACGCTTTCATGAGGTCCGGCGTGAAGGATCATGTCTTGTCTCGTCTTCGCTCTGAGAGCGCGACGAGAGAGCGGATCCTTGTTGCCGCGACGAGCGGTATGGGCGGCAATCGTGTTGACGGTAGACACAGTTTCGTGACCCTTCCATTGGAGAGAATGTCCGTAAAATGGTGGGACGGTTGGGCTTTCGATTCTACCACTGAGTTGAGCCTATATTGCTCGGATGGCCTGGTCGTATCCAACTGTGGGCACGCTGTGTCGGCGTTCATTCCTGGTGGGTCGCGGACGTTCGAGACCCGCCCGGATCCGGCAGGGTATGCGGCGTCGCAGAAGCAGCGGGCGATGGAGCGGGACATCCGTGACACCCGTAAGCAGCAGGCCGTCGCAGTCACCCCGCAACGCAAACGGGAGTTGGCAGCCCGGTTGAAGGCGCAGCGAGCCGCGATCGCAGCCCACACCGCGCAACACGACCTGAAACGCCGACCCAACCGCGAACGACTCGGCGCACGCTGATCTATCGGGTTTTCCCAATACGCGCTGATAGATCCCTATAGTTTCCCGCCGCATGGCGGAATCGCAGTAACCCACCAGCCCCCAGCCGCACGGCAACCGGGGCCAATGCCGCATGGCACAAGGAGAGAACAATGCGCGTCCAACGATCCGTCATCGCACCCGAACCGTTCGACATGTTCGCCCGAGCATCCCGTTGGCCTTCCCGCCAGCACCCTCGACGCGACCCCGACGGACACCCCCAAGGGGTCGATCCGGTCGATCCTCCCGCCGACCCAGTCGATCCCGCAGACCCGCCGGCCGATCCGCCACAGGATCCGCCGACCCACCCGCCGACGTGGACTGGAAGAAGGAATCGCGCAAGCACGAAGCGGAAGCGAAGAAGAACCGCGCTGCCGCCGCCGAGTTGGAGAAGATCAAGGCATCGAAGCGGACCGCCGAGGAGAAGGCAGCGAAGGAAGCAGCCGACGCCAAGGCTGACGCCGAAGCCGCACGCGCTGAAGCAGCACGCGAACGCGCAGCCCGCAAATACGGACTGTCCGACGAAGACCTCGACTTCCTCGAAGGCGTACCAGCCGACAAGTTCGACGCCAAAGCGAAAGCACTCTCCGAACGCATCAAAGCTGCCGCACCAGCCGGCAAGTCCGGACTCCCCGCAGGCGGCGCAAAAGAAAAAACCAAATCCACCACACTCAGCGGCTCCATCGCCGCCCACTACTCCTAGGAGCCTCCCATGGCTGTAACCCTCGCAGAATCCAAGCTCAACGCGCAGGAAGACTACGATCCCGCGGTCATCGACGAGTTCCGCAAGGAATCCGCTGTCCTCGATTCGCTGATCTTCGATGATGCTGTTTCCCCGACAGGTGGCGGCACACTCGACTACGGCTACCGGCGCCTGCTGACGCAGCCCACCGCCGCGACCCGCGCCTACAACACCGAGTACACCCCACAGAATGTCACCACCGAGAAGAAGAGCATCACGCTCGCAGTCCTCGGTGGATCGTTCGAGGTGGACCGTGTCCTCGCGAAGCTCGGCCCTGCCGCGTCCTCGAACATCGCGTTGAACGTGTCGCAGAAGGTGAAGGCAGCGACCACCAAGTTCAACGACGAACTGATCAACGGTGACGTTGCAGTCGACGCCAACGGATTCGACGGCCTCGACAAGGCACTCACCGGCTCCTCTACGGAGTTCCGGGCAAGCTCGGTCACCAACTGGACTGACTGGGACACAGTGCCTTCCGCGGTGAACAAGGCACTCGACGACATCGACGAGTGGCTGTCGCTGCTCGACGGCATCCCGACCGTCGTCCTCGGCAACCAGAAGGCACTGGCACGTGTCCGTGCCGCTGCACGCCGATCCGGCATGTACACGAAGGATCCCATCGAGGGTCTGATCGGTGCGAACGGCCGGCCGATCAACCGTGAGTCGTACGGTGGCATCACGTTCAGCGACCCGGGCAACCAGGCTGGAACGAACAACCCGATCATCCCGATCGAGGCTCGCACTGTCGGTACTGCGCAGACCGGCCTGACTGACCTGTTCGCGTACCGTGTCGGCCTCGATGGCTTCCATGGTGTGTCGACGGTGGGCGGCCAGATCGTTCAGACGTGGCTGCCTGACTTCTCCACTGCTGGTGCGGTGAAGAAGGGTGAGGTCGAGCTCGGCCCGGTTGGTTGCGCTCTGAAGGCCACCAAGGCTGCATCCGTGTTCCGCAACATCAAGGTTCAGTGATGGCGATCGTGACCGCGCCTGTCGCGGACTACAGGGGTTCTGTCGCTGGTGTCGAATTCGTTGCAGGGCAGGGCGAGACCGACAACGAGAACGCTTTGTCGTACTTCCGGCGTCATGGTTACAAGGTGTCGGAGACTGTGAAGCGGGCCGCACGGAAGCCTGCCGAGGACTGATCTACCTGATGCCCACCCCCCGAGTCGCCTTCCTGTGCGGCTCGGGCTGGTGGGACCAAATGCTTGGTGGTTGGTGCGTTTCTACGTGCCCGGCAACGGCTCATAGACCCACGTTAAGACCGCTTGAGGGGTTCACCGCCGGGTTCCTTTCCCCCTTGCAGCAGCGTATAAACATCTCGGTATGACCGAGATGGTCTGCGCACCAACCATCAACACCCTGAGGAGAATCCGTGTCTGATCTACCCACCACGTTCAAGCGACGGGACTTGATGGCCGCACTTGAACACCTCGGCATCCCCACTTCGGGTACACGCCGTGTCCAGATCTTTCCGGATTGCATCATCGTGGAGCAGCTGCGGCGCGACGAGGGCGGTTCCCTGGTCTCTGCGGGATCCGACATCGCCACAGTCAAGACCGTCATCGGGCTGGAGAAGGAGTAACCGTGCTCGTCTATGCGACCGCCGATCAGCTGGAAACCTGGATGGGGGAAACCCCTGAGCCTGCCCCCGCGAAGCTGACTGCAATGCTGCGGGAAGCATCCGGCCTCGTCGGAACTGCATGCCAGTGCGACATCTACGACACCCTCCCGAACGGGAAGCCTTCGGATGATGATCTGTCTGAGGCGATGCAGGAAGCGACGTGCGCGCAAGTGCATGCGTGGTTGGCGTCGGGTGATGATCCGATCAAGGGTGCTGGCGGTCAGGAGCCGCGGTTGACGACGACAGCGATTGATGGTGCGTCGTTGTCGTATGACACGTATTTGACGGCTCCGGATCGGATGAATGCGCTCAAGTTTTTGGCGCCTGGTGCGTTGCGGATTCTGCGGTTGGCGGGTCTCGCATCGTCGGCGGTGCAGTCATGGTGAGCGTGGCTGACCAGATCGCGAAGGCGTGGTTCGTGTGGCCGATCACTGTGCAGAGGCATGCGGGTGAAGGCCCGTACGGACCTGCTTACGAGCCTCCTGACTCTGGTACGGCTGAGCATCCATTGCTCGGGAAGATCACCACGAAACGCAAGTTGGTGAAGGCTGCTGATGGTTCCGAGGTCATTTCGGAGGCCCGCGTGAGTATGCATGTCAACACCCTGACGATTCCTGTCGGCTCGTTGGTGACTTTTCCGCCCGAGTTTGGTGGACGCACGGCTGTGGTGTTGGCGGAGCAACGCCATGACGACGGCAACGGTTTGACCCCCAACTTCTACAGCGTGGATCTGACCTAGGAGCGTGGCATGTGCTACATCCCCTACAGCGACTCTTCCCGGAAGCGTGAGCGCAGCGCCGAAATCCTCGCTGAGGTCGCGGCCCGCTTCGGCTACCCACAGTTCGCAGAAGGCGGCGAGATCGGATCCCGTTTGAAAGACGACGACTCGTGAGTACTGCTGAGCTGATCGCGGCTGTCGTGTTGGTGATCCTGCTGCCCTACGTGGTGGGTGCAGCCGTCCTGACGATCCTGCATTTCTGGAGGCGCTGGTGAGTACTGCTCTGAATTTTCCGATCGAGCCAGTTCGCTCCGCCATCACCGATGGTTTGCATGCTGCCGCTGAAGTCATCAAGCAGGAAGCGATCGAACGGGCACCGAAAGAGACCGGGTATCTGCGGAACACTGCGGCGACGGCGGCTGAGGGGTTGGAAGCTGCTGTCGGCTTCGACGGACCCTACGCGATAAGGCAGCACGAGGAGCTCGGTTACCACCATCAGGATGGTGAGGCGAAGTACCTCGAAAACGCTGTCATCGCAACGAGGGAAGTTGTCGGGCAGATCCTCGCTGAAGCGATACGGAGGCAACTCGGATGACCAACTGTCAGCACACCGAGCGAACATGCACCGCAGTCGACGGAGATGGCGATTACTTCCACTCCACCTGGACGTGCGACGCGTGCGGGCATGAGGAACTGACGACCCACCCGAAAGCCCCCGAAGTCATTGCGTGGGAACAGAGTAGGGGTGCCGCATGACTCTCGTTCGGGCACCGGACACCGTTGAACTACTCGAAGCCCTCGCCCAACACCTCACCAACCTCGGGCTTGCACGATACGCACCGAACCTCACCACCTACCCCGCTGGCGCACTGCCAGTGGTGTTCTTCGGGCAACTCCGAGACAAACCCGACAACGCGATCTTCATCAACGTCTACAACGACGACCGATCGAAGGACGAGGCAACCCCCGACTACTACGTCCAAATACGTTTCCGGGCTGCTGGCCTCGACGTGAGGGCAGTTGAACGCATGGCGGACACAGTGTTCCGCGCCATCGACGACACCCTCCACGAACGCAGCAACACCGTGTGGGCGGGCGTCAACATTTTGTCCTGCCGCCGCCACATCCGCGGCCCCGCCGGATTGGAAGCCAGCAACCGCTACACCCGACCCGATTCGTACACCATCACCACAAACCCAGGAGCAACACCATGACCGCACCCACACAGTCACTTTCATCCACACTCGCACGCGACTGGATCCTCGAAGTCGACATCAACGGCGTACCCACCCGAGTGCGCGGCTTGTCCTCCGTCTCCCCGATCTTCGAAGGTTCCGAGCAGGACGATTCCGACATCGACTCGGAAGGTTTCGCGTCGCAGATCGTCACCGGCCTCGCATTCCGCATCGAAGGCGGCGGCAAGCGCAAGGGCGAAAACACCGCCGGCTTCGTCGACGATCCGGGTCAGAACTTCCTCCGCAAGAAGGGCCGCCAGACCGGCACCGCCAACATCGTCACTGCTCGCATCTACCGACGTGATGATCTGCCTGACGCGTACGAGGCGGAGACTACCGTCAAGTGGACGGACAGCGCTGCGGGTGACACGAATGCGTTGCAGGAGTTCAGTTTCACTCTGTCGGGTCGTGGGAAGCCCCGCGATATCGTGAAGCCTTTGGTGCCTTCGGGCGCGCAGGTGTTCAATGTTGATCTCGGTGGGGCTACTGGGGGCACCTTCACCCTCACCTGGAATGGCCAGACCACCGACACCATCGCGTTCAACGCCACGAACGCCACAGTGAAGACGGCTCTCGTCGCCTTGGACGACGGCTACAAGGCCGCCGACTTCACGGTCACCGGCTCGGCTGGCGAGTACGTCATCACTGTCCCAGGCGGCACTGTGACAGGCGACGGCGCAGCACTGACCGGCGGCACCCTCACCATCACCGCTGCCTAGCCAGCGCCTCTTCTGAAAGGTTACTTAATGCGTGACCTCGCAGAACTCATGGACCCGGAACTCACCATCAACATCGAAGGCCAAGAGTTCCGGGTCTCATGCAGTGCCAGGCAAGGGCTTCACGTCTCGCTGATGATGACCGAGAAACCGGTCCTCACCGATGCACAGGAACTTGAAGAAGTCCGCTTCATCCTCGGCGACACCTGGCAACAGATGGTCGACGCAGGAATCAGCGAGCCGAAACGAATCCTGGCCGGCCGCACCGCGATGGTGTACTTCGGGTACGACAAAGCAGTTGGTCGTGCATTCGGTGAAGGCGGTGGCGTCACGCCGGGAAATCCACTACCCCCATCCCAGAATCAGAGGGCGATGGGGGAGAGGATACGAAAACTGTTCCGCAAGTAGTTTGCATCTGTGCAGGCGAATGCCTGGGCGCGTTGACTTGTGCGCCAGGAACTTACGGCGCTGACGACGACGGTGGCGGACCGTACGATTCTGCGACGGGTGTCCGTGAGTGGTACCAATCCAAGTCCGGACAGGTCGCGGAAGATGCAGTTACCGAACGATCCTGGGTGGAAGTCCTCGCCTATTGGGCTGACATCGAAATGGACCTTCAGGAAAGCGGCATCGACATCGAGGACTGCTCGATACCCGCACGTGGCGGTGGCTGAAACTACGCATCAACCACTACGCATCCACCCCCGGCACCAACCTCTGGGACGCCCTCCACCCGAAAGCAGCAGCGTAATGGCCTACATCGACCTCGACAAGTCCGGATTCGACCCGGACCTGCACCTGCCTATCCATGGCCGCACCTACACAATCCCGGCACCCGATTGGGATTACGTCGACGCGCTCCGAACGAAGGTGTTCTCCGCGGAGATACCCCCGTTGGAGCAGATGGAAGACAACATCAAAGCCCTCGGGCCGGCGTTCCCTGAGATGGTCGCTGATCATGTTCCGTGGCCGATGATCTTGCATGCGGGTCGGACGGCGATGGTCCATTGGGTGTCACCTGAACTCGGCGAAATCCATTGGAAATTACAGCAACTCGGGACCTTGGTGGATCTGGACAAGATCACCGACTTCCTCGAAAAGAACGCGCAATTCCACAAATCGAAGTCCTGACCTGAGGAGGGCAGAGCCATCGCTCTCGACGTAGGAGAATTGGTCGCCCGACTCACTGTTGACGACTCCCGATTCATTCAGGGAACTCAGTCAGCGAATCAGCAGATCCAGTCGTTGCAGCGCACCACCTCGCAGGCCGCGAACCGTATCGATCAGTCCTTGCAGGGATCAGCGCGAGGTCTCGACCGTCTAGGCCAGGGCGCGCAGGACGCTGGCCGGCATCTCGGTCAGGTGGAGTTGAACCGGAATTTGGATCGTGCAGCTCAGCAGGCGGCTGATCGGATTCAGGAACTCCAGTCCAATGCGAATCGTGCTGGTCAGTCGACGCGGGAGATCGAGCTGAATGCGCAGTTGTTGCGGGATGCTCGGCAGTCGGCGAATCAGATCGAGGAGTTGCGCCGCAATGCGCAGCAGGCCGCTTCGAGCGTGAATGACATCGAGGTCCGCAACGCTCTTGAGCGGGATTTGCGTGCAGCGCAGGGCGAGTTGGATCGTGTTCGGCGTAGCGCCGAGCAGGCCAGTGAGTCCACCAGCAACATCGGTGAGGGCTTGCAGGAACGAATGTCAGGAGCTTTCGAAGGACTCGGAGACCTGGCCGGACGATCAGGCGAGTCCGGCGGAGGTAACTTCCTTGCCGGGTTCGCTGGTCGTGTCGGATCTTTGGGTAGCAAGGCGGGGCCGATCGGGTTAGCGCTGGCTGGTGTCGCAGCGATCGGTCTGGCCGCTGGCGCGATCCTCGCAAACGCCATCTCAGATGGCATGGAGCAGGAATCGAAGCAGGACTTTATTCAGGCGAAACTCGGCATCAACGAGGAGACCGCTCGCCGGATGGGCATCGCTTCTGGTGCTGCGTACTCGAATGGTTGGGGTGAATCTGTTGCTGCGAACATGGATGGTCTCGCTGCTGCCATGCAGTCGAAGCTTCTCACTGGCGAAGAAGACACCAAAACTATGCAGGGCACGATTGAGCAACTGAGCATCGTTGCTGCGTTCCTGGATGAGGAAATTCCTGCGGTCGCTAGATCCGCTGGGCAGTCGATCAAGACGGGAATCGCCAAGGACGGCACCGAAGCGCTCGACTTGCTCTATGCAGCGCAACGCAACAATCTGAACGTTTCTGGAGATCTTCTGGATTCGTTTGACGAGTACTCCATCCAATTGAAGTCTCTCGGATTGTCCGGCGCAGAAGGATGGGGGCTAGTCTCACAGGCCGTCAACAACGGAACGCGAGACACAGACGTTGCGATTGACGCGCTGAAGGAGATGAAACTCCGAGCTAGCGATGGAACAGCAGCCGCAGCAGATGGTTTCGACAAACTGGGCGTATCTGCGGAGGATTTTCAGGCAGCTATGGTCAAGGGTGATGGCGCCACCCGCGACATGTTCGCGAAGATGCTGAACAACCTTCACGAGATAAAGGATCCCCAAGACAAGTACAACGCCAGTCTGGCGCTGTTCGGAACGAAGTTTGAAGACATTCAGAGCGCCGTCGAGTTCATGGATCTTGACACTGCTGTGAAGCAATTCGGGCAGGTAGATGGCGCTGCTCGTAGCGCCGGCGACACGATGTCGTCGAACACTGCTGCATCGTTTGACTCCGCCAAGCGTTCTATTGAAACATCCTCAGCCGACATCAAACTCGCGTTGGCTGGCGCGTTCGGCCCTGCGCTGACTGACCTTGCTACATGGGTGACTGAGCACAAGCCTGAGATCATTGCGTTCTTCACCGGTCTCGCTGATGCTGGGTTCGCAACCTTGGATGCGATGCTGGCATTCACGTCCGGTGCACTTCGAGGTTGGGCGATCTTCGCGGACGGTGTAGGCGGAATGATGGGCAGCATCATCAACGTGATGGCGCTCGGGGTCGAGAACGCTGCTAGGTTCGCGGACATCATTCCCGGCATGGGCGACAAGGCGGACAGCCTGCGCAACCTCGCTGATGACATGCGTGGATTCGCGAACACTGTTGGTACAGCGGGCGACAAGGCGCGTTCGATGGCGGACACCATCGACGGCGCTCGGCCCGTCATCGACGGCATGCGTAACAGTGTCCGGGACGCGGGTGTCGAAGCGGAGGAGTCTGCTCGTCTGATGCAGGCGTTGGGTACGACTGTCGTCGAGGATGTTCCGGACAACAAGACGATCGTCATCTCTGACAACAGTCCCGAGACGGTCCAGCGTTTGCAGGATCTCGGGATGAAAGTCGAGACAACCCCGAACGGGATCCGCGTCACCGCGACAACTGATGAGGCTGCATCGATCATTCACAGTTTCATCAGTCAGGAACGGCGACTGACGGTCACTGTGGATACGGTTCGGACCGCTCAGGCGCAACGAGACTTCAACGCGTCAGGGCAGCAGGGTCCAGTCGCACCACAGTTCTATGACACCGCCCCGCGAACCAGCCGAGGCGGTGGTGGGACCTTCCAGGCTGATGGCAGTGTTCGTTCGCGTGCGGACGGGATGATCGACACCGCGCACATCCAGCAGGGTTCCGGGCAGGGCATCTACACGAAGTCCCCGCTTGGGCCGGTGCAGTACGCGGAAGGTGAAACGCAGTGGGAGGCCTATATTCCGGGGGCGCCGTCGAAGCGGAGGCGTTCGGAGGCGATCTTGCAGGATGTGGCTCGCCGCTTCGGTTTCGGTCTTGTTCGACCTGACGCTATCAAGATGGCTGACGGTGGTGTCGTCGAGTCGTTCACCGGAATCGCCTCCCAACACGCACCAGGACTGCAACTCACCTCGTCGTACCGGGACACCAACGACTACCACGGGCAAGGGAAGGCAGTCGACTACTCCAACGGCTCAGGCAACACCGATGAGCAGTTGGCGTGGGCGAACTACCTCGCCGACAACTACCAGTCGCAGTTGGCGGAGTTGATTTACTCGGATCCGCGGTTCACTCGGAACATCAAGGACGGGAAGATCGTCGATCCGTCGTTCTATGGTGCGGCGACGATGCAGCAGCACGAGAACCATGTGCATGCGGCGTCGAAGGAACCGTTGGGTGCGCCGTCTGGTGCGGGTAAGGATGCGGCTCCTGCTGCTCCGGATACTCGGACGGAGCGGGAGAAGATCGCAGATCAGGTGATCGCGGAAGGTAAGCGCCGCGGCATCAGCGATAAGGGCATCAAGGCCGCGGTCATGACCGCCCTCGCTGAAACTGATTTGCAGAACCTCGATCACGGCATGGACGGCGATAACGCCGGCATCATGCAGCAGCGCGATAACGGTGGTTGGGGCACGTTGGAGGACCGGAAGGATCCGACCAGGGCTGCGGGCATGTTTTACGACAAGCTCGACGACTTCGACTACAACAGCATGACGGAAGCGCAGGCGGCGCAGAAGGTGCAGCAGTCGGGCACCGCGGATGGTTCGAACTATGCAGTGAAGGCTGCTGAGGCGGACGAGATCATCGCTGCGTCGAATGCTCGCGGCAACGGTCAGATGACTGTTGCGACGACGGATTCGGGTGCTGCGTTGGCGACGGATGGGCAGCGAGTGTTCGTCACCAACTGGCCCGGATCGTCTTCGTCGTCGTATTCGGCGCCTGAAACTGCACCGGCGTCGGCGTCGGCGCCGGCTGGTGGTACCTCGGATGCTGCTGGGAAGGATCCGAACCTGATCTGGTCTGGCGGGTTCAAGGTGTTCGAGAACGGCGGCATGAACCTCCCCGACCAAGCCGGTCTCTACAGCGATGGTGCGGATTTGATTCGGTTCGCGGAGAAGGGAACAGGCGGAGAGTCCTACATTCCGCACGCCCCGTCGAAGCGGAACCGTTCAGTCGCAATCACCCGTGAGACTGCACGCCGGTTCGGGTACGAGTTGGTGCCGATGGCTGACGGTGGACTCACAGGCTTCGGTGGCTATGTGGGGGAGAAGCCGGGTTTGAAGGTGCCGACGACGGCGAATGGTCGTCGTGCTGCTGCGTATAACGCTGCGGCGTTCGGTGTGGGTGCGGCGTTCGCGCTCGCGTCGGGGTTCGATGCGGACGGGAAGTTCACCGGCCAATTCGACACAGGCGCGAACTCTTCCTCCCAGTTGGAGAAAGGGTTCGAGAACGCGACCAAGGAAATTCAGCCCGTCCTCGAACAGATCCTGTTGGCGATCAAGAACCGTGAGCCGATCCGAGCTGAGGTGAACGTCGACCGCGACTCGGGCATGGCGAACATCAACATCCTGAAGGGCGGCATATGAGTAGGCGATATGTCCTCGAATGCGCAGACGGGACAGTGTGGGATTTCAACGATCCCGCCTGTCCCGTCTCGTTTCGTACGGAACCCACAGGTACTGAGGGCGCGGAGTTCACGCACGATGACCAGAAGAATGTGGGTCAGGCTGGGGTGTCGTGGGTTGCCCGCAATGACATGCCGAACTTCATCGGGTTGGACTGCAAGGTCGGGCCCGTTCCGAAGGCTGACGCGTTGCGGCTCGGGAAGCTGTGGCGGCACTCGCTGGGCCGCGGCAAGGAAATCCACACCTTCTGGTCGATCACCGAAACGGGTGGCGAGAAATTCCAGTACGTGAGGTTGTCGACGAAGTTCGGGCCGATGGACATTCGGCTGTTGAAGGACTCGGGGGTGCAGCTGAACGACCCGGCAACGCTACGGTCGGACGAGACGTGGTGGCGTAAGCGACCAGCCATCAAGACATTCAAGGCCGCGGACTTCGCGACAGCCGCTATCGAGTCGGAGTCGGATGAGCCGGTGTGGCCGCACATCGTCATCACCGGCCCCATCACCTTGCCGAAGATCGGGTGGCAAGGCGAACTCGTCCCACTACCAACCATCGCAGCCGGCGACGTGTGGACCATCAACACTGACCCGAACTGGTTCTCCATCAAAGACAGTGCAGGCAACGATCGGTCGTGGATCGCTCGCGCCTGGTACAAGCAGATCCCCGGTGATCCATCTGGCCCGATCACGGTTCCCATCACGATCCAAGGCACCGGCACCAACACCAACACCTCGGTGAAAGTGACGTTGCCGCAACTATTCAGGGAGGGCTTCTAGATGACTGTCGCCCTCCCCGGATACCCGCGCCCCAACACCACCGAGGTCAAAGGTTTCCGGATCGAGGTCGGTTCACCAGATGCCATGTCGTGGAGGCCTCTTGGCGCGTACATGGCGGGAACCACTTTCGAGTGGGATTGGGCGATCCCCACCACCGCGGAAATCTACATTCGTGGGGATCATCCGATGGCGTCGTATCTATCGCACCCGCGGCGGAAAGTCATCCACATCCGCACCACCCACAATGGAATCCCTTGGGATGGGCGGGTTATGGAGGCCCAAGTCGCGGGCCCACCTGGCCGGTTGACAATCAAACTGACCTGCGTCTCGAACCTGTTCAAGCTGCTGCGGGCGCTGGCGTGGGTCAACAACACGACACCACCCGAGTTCCAGTTGAACATCACCGGCAAGCAAGACGTTGACTGGGGACCACCCGATCAGGTGATGAAGAAGTTTGTGTCCAAGGTGATGACCAGGTTGAGGTCTCCGGTCGTGGTTGCTCTGCCGATCCGCAAAACCACACCCGAGTTGCCGGACCTCGACGACATCGACACGTTGGATGACCTGCTGAACATCGTGCACGAGTCACCCGACGACATGGTGGTGTTGTCAGCGCGCTTCACCCAACTCGACGAACTGTTCAAGCAGACCGTGGAGACGCACGAGATCGGTTTGTCGATCAACTTGTGGACGCCGGCTGACGGGTTGCCGTCCCCGCAGGTGTTCAACACGCACACCCTTTCGATGCTGCAATCCGTCATGGACTACACGTCCGACAACTTCCTGAACTTCACGAACCCCGGCAACATTCTCGGTCTGACGAATCCGTCCGAGTGGGGGAAGTTGCAGAACCCCGGCTTCGTGTTCAACACGCACGCTAAGCGGGATCGGCGTGAGCATCAGTGGCGCACTGATGGTGATCAGATCGCATGGATCGAACGGGTCGAAAAGACTGCGGACGCAACACGTGTTGTGATCGGCGGCAAGGCGCCCGAGATCCTGAATCAGGTCATCGAGTGGGGCGCCAACTTCGCGTTGCAGTTGATCCTGAATGCGATCCTCCCCGGTCTCGGGTTGGGCAACATCATCGGCGACCTGTTCGACAACGTGTTCTTCGCGTTCCAACAGTTTTGGGATCCCGAACTCGAAACCGATTTGGGGGAGTTGGGTCGCGGTGAAGCGTTCGGCGACAACACGTCCGCGTGGTCGTTGGATGGGTTCGCTGTCGGCTTGGCTGCGTTGAAAGCGCATTCTGGTTCCGAGGCGATCCGGTTGACGGTCGTCGAGGGCGGCGCGGATGGCCGCGGCTTCACGTTCGGCGAGGACATCGAAGTGATCGACGGCGTGGAAGTTCACTTCGAGCGCCGCTACAAGGTGGGCGACATCATGACCGTTTGGGATGACGGTGTGGTGATCGAGAAGCACGTGTCGAACGTGAAGATCACCGAGCAGGAAGACGGCCGCATGCGGACTGTCACCACGTTCGGTGACGCCATCACTGTCGGTGATGGCTGGGAGCGCGTGTTGAAGAAGGTTCAGACGATCTTCGGCAGCATTCGCGCTATCGCCAACTCAACCTAGGAGAAACACATGACCTGGACAGGAGATCCCGTCTGGCTCGCAGATGTTTTGCGCGCCGAGGGAATCAAAGTCGTCGAATACCCCGGCTGGAAAGACCGCGGCCACGGCGACATGGGCACCATTTGGGGTGTCGTCGCACACCACACCGGCAACAACCCGCCCGGCAACAACCCCGGCTACATCGCGAACCATCCGAGCCTCGGCCTGTGCTCGCAGATTCACCTGTCCCGAGATGGTGTCGCCACCGTCGTCGGTGTGGGTGTCGCCTGGCATGCCGGCAGCGGATCGTACCCGGGTCTGCCGACGAACGGCGCGAATGAACGCACCATCGGTATCGAGGCAGAGAACAACGGCACCGAGGCTGGTCGCCCGCGCAGTACGACGCGTATGTGCGGTGCTGCGCTGCGATCCTCCGGAAGGTCGGTCAGCCCGCCTCGCATGCGATCGGCCATAAGGAGTGGGCTGGTGCGGCGCAAGGCAAGTGGGATCCCGGCGGGATGGATATGAACAAGTTCCGCGCAGACATTCAGGCTCGAATCGATAACAAGCAGGAGGCTCCCGTGGGTAGCTCGGAAGTGAAGCAGGTACAAGACTTTGTCGCTGGGTTTTGTGGACCGATTGGTTCGGATGTTAAGGACGTTCGGCAGCAGCTGACTGGTGGTCGTGACGCGGGCGAGTATCCCGGCTGGGCGCAACTCGGCGGACGCACCCTTGTCGATGCGTTGGCTGCGATCGGCGCGAAGCTCGGTATCGATGGTTTCAAGGACCCGAAGGCAGGTAAGTGATGACTGCTGATTCTGGTTTGGATGGTTTCGCGAAGTCGTACGTGCAGAACATTCCGTTCGTGAAGCAGAACCGCAAGACGATCGCAAACATCGTGGGTTTGCTGGCGAATGTGTTGGTGCTGTTGGTCGGGTTGCCGATCTCGGGTACCGCGCAGGTTGTGTTGGCGATCAGCATTCAGGGTGTGTTTGCGGTGTCGGCGTGGCTGGTGCCTAATGCGATCACTCCGCAGCAGGCTTCGGAACTCGACGAGTACGTCGGCCGACACCGCAAGCAAGGGTGATGGGGGAGTTCTTTTCCGCGCTCCCGATTGAGGGTGGTGTCGTCGTCGGGTTCGTCGTCGGTGTTTTCCTCATGATCGCGAGAGGTGTCCTCGTCGTCGGCGCTCATCATCGTGAGCAGTTGGATGCTGAGCGCGAGGCGAACACGTATCTCCGGTCGGCGTTGGACAAGGCGTTGACGCTGAACGGTGAGGACGCCAAGACCATCGCGAAGCTATCGGCCACGTCCGAGTTGTCGGTGCGGCTGCTGGAGGAGTGGCGGAAAGAGTCAGCCCAGGGGGCGCCGTGAGGTGGCGTCGGCGTCAACACGCCGAGAACGAAACGGTCACCGAGGCACGGTTGCTGGACGAAGAAGTGGATAAGCGGTTGGCGGCGTCTCGTCGTGCCCGCCCGGACCACGAGCGTCGCGGGCAGCGTGTTCAAGATCAGATGGTGCGCAACCACTTTGGTGAGTTGTTCCGGCTGAGTATGGAAGGGCGATGATGCTCAGAGAAGTCGGTAACTGGCTGTTGGTCGCGCTGACTGTGGTTTGGTGCACGTTCACTCTGATCTATGCGTTTCGGTCGAAGTGGTGGTCGAACGAGGTTGGTCGAGTGTTGTTGCCCGAGAAGGTGTTGACGTGTCTGGTGTTGATTCAGGTGGCTGCGTCGGCGATGTCGAATTCGTTGTATCCGGGGCGCGATGTGATTCGCATTGTTTTGTATGCGGGGTGCGCGGTTTCGGTGTTGGTGTTGACGGTTGTGTTGGTGCGTGTGCAGAGGCGTGAGCGTCGATGTCGATCTGAGCGGGGTGATTGCTGATGGAGAAGTTGCCTCCCGGTAAGCCTGCTGGTCAAGCAGGTATGACGAGCATCTTCCGAACGGTTTGTTGGGGTGGATCGCGGGAATGATCTTCGACGCGCTCGATGGGTTGACGTTCGGGATTTTCAATCTCGATGCGTTGGCTGATCGTCTGCGGGGGACGGAGCAGAAGGCGGTCCAGGCGCAGGAGACTGCGATGACGGCGGTGGATGCTGCTGCTGCGGCTGCCTCGTTGGCTGCTGCGAATGAGGAAGCGAATATCGCGAACTCGACGGCTATCGCGGAGGCGAACCTCGCGCTCGGGACGAAGGCAGGTATAGAGGATATCCCAACCGATGTTCCGTTGTATGTGTCGTTGAATCCCGTCGACGATGCGGTGTTCCCGTTTTCGGACATGCAACCGATTCCGATAGGCGTAACAGGATCAACCGAGATCAACTCGGGCGACTCGGGTCACTTCCATAATTTGATTCCCGGCGAAGCTCGTATCGTCATGGCTGAGCCTGTGTATACGACGGCGATCAACCGACTGGATCTCGGTTACATCAACGCCACTCGCGCCCGGATTTACAACACAGTCGGCTTCACGATCGCGGAACAGAATCAGCCGACGAAAGCCACTGTCCGCGTCGGCATCTACAAGATGGGGAAAACCGCATCTGGTCTAGCGGACGGAAACCTCACGCTGATCTGGATCTCACCGACCGGCGCCAACATTCAAACGCAGTTCGGTCTCGGCGCACAGGACATCACGATTCCACTCGGTACGGATATCGTTGCGGCGAAGGGCGATATCTTCGCGGTGTGCATCGTGCAGACCGGAAGCGCGAACACGCAACGTCACCTGCTCGGCATGCAGACGGCCCGCAAGAACGCTATCTCTGGTGTTTTCCCGTCTCGTCTGGCGATGACGAGGGCTGGGGAAACGGCGCCGCCGATGACGCTTACGCCGGCGCAGCTCGACAATACATCGACGTGGGTGCCGTGGATGTTCATGGGCCAGTCGCTGGGTCTCATCAAGTTGCTGTTCGTCGACTTGTTCGATCGTGCGAACTCGTCCACTCTTGGTTCGAACTGGTCTGTGTACGGGACTGGCATGGACATCATCAATGGGGTAGCCCAGTGCAAGCGCATCAATCGCGGCAACCTCACTGCACGAGTGGAAGACCGCTCACAAGGCGTGTACTCCTCGCAGCTCGCGACGGACACGATGTCAGTGTCGGTGAAGATCGACGCGTTCGACAGGTCGAATGCAGATACCGAGGATAATCCTCGGGCGCAGGCCGCGGTCCGATCCAACCCCGATATGACTCGGTTCGTCGCGGTTGGTATCCGGTTCGGGTTGATTGAGATCCGCGCCTATTCCGCTACGAACCCTGCTGGTGTGACCAAGAATTCGACGACCCGCACATGGGTGAACGGCGATGTGGTCGAGTTGCGCGCTACCGATGATGTCGGTACGGGAAAGACGGACTTCACGGCGTACGTGAACGGTTCACCTGTTCTGTCGTGGACCGATGCGACGAGTGAGGCGAGTAAGGGTGCGGCGTTCCGGCGTGCAGCGTTCGAGACTGCTTCCACGCACCGCGGTGCGATCTTCGGTTACTTCTCCGTCCCGTCTGTGGGCGTCAACGAGTGGAAGGCGAAAGACCTATGAGCACATTCACCGTCGACGGACTCGACGGCATCACGTTCACCGCCGAGTTCAATCCGGGCGAGAACTGGCTGACCATCTTCGGTCACGATCGGGACGGGGATCTGGTGTCCAAGTCCGGTATCTCCGTGACTCCTGATCCGATCGAAGACATCGCTGTCACACCGGAAGTCGTTGTTGATCCGCAGGCTGACCTCACGGCCGACGCCGAAGACCACCTGATCGAGGCTCTCGAAGCGGAGGGGGAGTGATGGCTGGTCTCGGTTGGACCCCGTACTACGAGGACATCAATCTGCGGACTGGATACGACTGGATCCCAGACCCGGTCCAAAGTGATCGGACGATCTCACCCGGCACTCCGCCGATCGCGTGATGAGGAGAAGCGATGCCTGTTCTTTCTGACAAGTTGACTGATGGTGCGAAGTTGGGTGTTGGTGCGGAGATTGTGTTCACGGTCCGCGATATCCGCGATTCGGTGGCGCATGATGCGATCCTCGGCCCTGCACGCACCACCGTCCCCGTGAATGCGTCGACTGGGCTGTTCACGACTCCGGTGTTGGATCCTGGCCCGTATTGGGTGGGGATCCGATGGTCGAGATCCAATCCGACACATGAGCTTTACCCCATTGAAGTCCCCGCTGAGTCGGGGACTTTTCGTTTGTGGCCGTTGATCGACGCCGGCGCCCAACCACCTGAACCGGGCGCGTTGGGGTTCATCCGCAACGGCGGCAGCATTCAGCGCGCCGAAGACCTCACCATCGCCGAATACGCGGCGATCCCCAACCCTGACCCAGCCACCCTCTACCTGACATTCGAGTCCTAGGAGACCCCTCATGGCCGCAACCGCCAAGCTGTACGGACAAGCAATGAAGTCCGCATTCAACGGTGAAATCAACTGGACGTCGCACACGATCAAGGTGATGTTGTGCACGAGCGCGTACACCCCGGATCAGGATGTGCACCAGTACAAGTCGTCGGTCACTAACGAGGTGACGGGCACCGGGTACACGGCAGGAGGCCTGACGCTGACCACCCCGACCGTGAACTACACCGCGGGCACGAACACCCTGGTGCTCGACGGCCCTGACCTCGAATGGTCTGGTTCGACGATCACCGCCCGGTATGCAGTCATCTACGACGCGACCCCAGGAACGGATGCGACGCGTCCGCTGATTGCGTATGCCGACCTCGGTGGCGACGTATCGACTACCGCCGGCAAGTTCACCATCACTTGGGACACCGCGGGAATCATCACTTCCACCACTGCATAGGGGCGGCTGCCATGGGCTTGTACAACAGAGGTCGTGCTGTCACAGGAATGTACCTCGATGGGAAGCCTGTGATCCGCGCTTATCTGGGTGACAGGTTGGTGTGGGACGGTTCGAGGTCGGCGTTTGTGTCGGTTCCTCGGATTGGTGTTGTGATGTCGGCGCCGGCGCCTGAGGTGTCGGCGTCGTCTTCGGTGGCTGTTGGTGTTGCTGCGATGGCGTTGTCTGCTGGTGCGCCGAGTGCGACTGCGACGGCGTTGGTTTCGGTTCCGGCTGCGGCGATGATGGTGGTTGTTCCTGCGCCGGTTGTTCATGCTGATGCGAATGTGTCGGTGGAGGTTGTGACGATCGCGATGCAGGCGTTGCCTGCGGTTGGTGCGGTCGGCGCGGATGCGACTGTTGCTGTGCCTTCGGCTGCTGTGACGATGTCGGCGCCTGCGCCTACTGTGGCGGCCCACTTCGAAGCGGAGATCCCGGTTGTTGCTGTGACGATGTCGACTCCGGCGCCTGTGGTTACTGCGACAGGTTCAGCTGTGGTCGCTGTGGGTGTTGCCGAGATGATGGTCGCGGCGAAGGCTCCAGTGGTTACTGCATCGTCGTCGGTGAGCGTTTTGGTGGCCACGATGGGGATGTCTGCGAAGGCGCCTGTGGTGACCGCATCTTCGTCGGTGGCGGTTCCGTCTATCGCTGTCACGATGGCCGCGAAGAACCCTGTCGTACAGGCGATCAACTTCACTGCGTCTGGGATGACGAAGAACGGCAGCTGGGTTCCGACAGCCAATGGGGCGTGGATTGCCGTGCCCGCATGGACGGCGGATTCCGGGTCGACAGTGGCGGGCAATGGTGTTCAAGCTCGGGGCGCGAAGGCGAACGCTGTCGTGTCAGGGCAGCTCAGTATCGCCGCAGCAGTCGGCGCTTACCAGGTGAGTGTGCGGCTGAAGGTCGATGGCGTAGTCGTGAAAACCATCACGGACTACCCCCTCGCCGGATTTGCGACGACGAATGTTCCGATCGCATCCGATCCGATGGCAGTCACCGCCGGGCAGGTCGCGACGATCGAATGCTGGTTTGTGAACTTCTCGAACTCCTTCACGGTCCAATCCGGTGCGAATACCTACGTCCGCATCACCTGA